CCAAGAGCTCTATGACTTCCAAAAAGACTATTTCTTGGGGTCCAAGTCCCAAGTGACCCTGTACAAGGGACACTTGGGCGTGGGGGTCACCGAACCCTCGGGGCAACTCGAGTTGGCGGGAGATGAACGGATTCAAGAGTATCCTCCTAGGGATTTATATCAATACGATACAAACATTGAAGGACATGGAGTGTTTTGTGTGAGTGCGAGTAATGAATATTTGGATGGTAATCATCCCGCATGGGAAGCGTTTAGTGACGACCACATAAACACAAACGCCGAATCTGTCTGGACAACCGACGCTTTATACAGTGCATCGACTGGTTTACATACGGGTTCCGCTACAACTGCAGGTATAAAAGGTGAATGGATACAATTAAAAACTCCTTATAAAATCAAAATATCTAGTTTTAATTTGAATTCTTACCTAGATAGCGTCAGTAATCGTCAACCTCGTGATTTTATATTACTCGGAAGCAATGACGGAAATGTTTGGGAACAAATGAAAAGTGTCGCAGGTCAAACATCGGGTTATACAGGAGTTGCACCCGTATATAGCGGTCCCCTGGGTCCGCATCATACCGTAAATTCAACGAAATATTATAGTTATTTCAGAATAGTAGTCACCGCTAACCAAGGTGAGGCTTTAGTTGGAATAGCGAGAATCAGGTTCTACGGCACCCCCGGTCCCACGACCCTCGATAAGGGTTCGTTGACTTTAGGAAGGTCCCTCGACGTGCCCCGCGTTTCGCGGTATGACGTGGATACGGAAACCCCGAGACCCGAGAAGTTGTTAATTGATTATGATACAACAGTAAATTCCTCATTAACCGATATTTCTGGAAACGGAAATCACGGTATATTTTTTGATGATGCCCAGTACTCCTCAGCCGATAAGGCGTTTAAATTTGATGGTACAGATGATTATACAAAAACTGATATTACCATAGCCGGTGGAAATATGGCTTGGACCCAGAGTATGTGGTTTAAGATAAACGCATTTCCCGCGTCATCAGGTACCACAGCAGTCTTATCCTTTTTTGGAAATAAATCCTCGTTGTCGGGTCATATTATGAGTTATAAGAATAATGAATTTTGGCAAGACTGGTATGGTAACGGTGTGAAAGCCAATTATACACTTGAAGTCGGTAAATGGTATCATGTAGTATCAGTTTATCATGGAAATACTGATACAGACGCGAACGTAAGGTCATCTATATATATAAACGGGGTTAAACAAACACTTACTTGGTATTCTCAAACATCATCTCAAATGACTCTACCGACGAGTACATCTTATGAATTAGCCGACTATATTAACGCTTATAATGTAAGACATAACGGTTGGATATCCAACCCCAAACTCTACAACGTCGCCCTCGAACCCTCAGAGGTCCGTAAACTCTACAAATTGGGCCGAACCGGGCGGTCCATGGTCATCAGCGACACGGCCGTCGGGATCGGGAAGGCTCCTGAAGCTCAGTTGGATGTGAGGGGGAACTTGAACGTTGATGGTGTGATCACAAATCAACAGAGACCAGCATTTTACGTGTGGAGAGATGGAACGGGTAATTCTGTTGAGGTTAAAAACACAACCGGTGTAATAACAAATTGGGACAGTAAACGGATAGATACAGCGGGTACGTTTGATTTAAGTAATGGTAGGTATTATATACCCGTTTCAGGACTTTATAATTTTGTGGGAGCTGGATTGTATAGATACAATGGATCCGGAAATGCAATTTTAGAAGTTTCGTTTTACGTTAACGGTTCAAATGTTAATGTGAGAGGTATATCGTATAACAGAGGAAATACAACGAGCGAACACCACACGGTTACCATAACCTTTATGAGATTTATGAATGCAGGTGACTATGTTCAAATGGGGGTACACGAATGTCAAACCGCGTGTGACCTGTATTACGGCGATGGTCTTGGATATTTTTCTGGATATTTATTAGGATAAGATGATACGCGATCCACCAATCGGGTTTATCGGTATCGTCGTTTACGAAACGATGGTTCGATTAGGCGTTTCTCCCCCCGAAATGAAATGGGAAGAAACATGGGAATCTATCATATTACCAGACGGTTATACAAAACCAACGAAAGAAGAATTTGAAGCGAAGTTCCAAGAAATTATACGAGAGTATTCGTTTAAAGAACTTCGCCAAGAACGTAACCAGCGCCTCGCCGAGGTGGATTGGATCTTTTCAGAAGATTATGCGATCGGTGACGAGTCGTACCAACAATGGCTCACGTACCGTAAAGCTTTACGCGACCTTCCCGCGGTGACCGAGGATCCAGCGAACCCCGTTTGGCCGGAGAAACCGGCGACACCTTCGGGAACGACCGAAACTAAAGATTATACCCGCGAATTACAGATCGAAAATAATCGACTCAAAAATAAGGTGGTCATCCTCGAAAACCGCCAAACACACTTTAATACACTCCTCGTAGACGTAATCGGACGTATCGAGAAGCTCGAGCGACCCACTTAAAAAAATGAAGACCTTTATACGTAAGTATGAATATCATCGACGTATGTGGTCTATTAGGATCTATCGTCATAGTACTCATGTTTATACCCGAAATACATCACGTGTATAAACATAAAGATGCGAAAGCTATTAATTATTCCTTCTTACACTTAAATTTACTGGCGAGTAGTTTGTCACTCGTGTTCTCATTATACTATAAGGTGATTCCTATGTTAATCACGAATATTGCAGCGGGTTTATTTTCAGTAGTCATGTACTATTTTAAATACATATACGAACTTAAAGATAATTCGTTACATGAAGATATATCTGCTCCTATAGTGTAGTTGGTTAACACTGTGGACTTTGAATCCACCGCCCCAAGTTCGAATCTTGGTGGGAGCTTATTCGGGTGGAGAGGGGGGTCGGTGTCCCTGACTTTTGGGACCAACTATTGAAATACGGGGCATCGGCAAAGGCCAACTCTAACTCAAAATTCGAATAACCGTGATTGCCTGGCTGGCGAGTGCCTTTTTAGGATGTCCCACACTTCGTACCCAGTGATCACAAAACCGGATCATATGTGGGAGACTCTTAAGACTGTTCACCTTAAGGAGGCTCCCTGAACAAGCATATGTGATGGACTCACCCTCTCTTAGCTCAGTCGGTAGAGCTGTGGACTGTAGTTCCAATGGTCACTAGTTCGATTCTAGTAGAGAGGACCATTCCTCTGTAGCTCAGCTGGTAGAGCGACAGGCTGTTAACCTGTAGGTCATCGGTTCGAACCCGGTCGGAGGAGAAACCAACACCTTTTACATACGTGACCCGGATGTAAAAGATGTTTTGGAATAGTAGGGATGAAATATATCGCTCACCGAGGAATTTCGAGTAAACATGAGGATAATACCATACCAGCGATAAAGGAAGCTTTAGACCGTGAATATTATGGGGTTGAAATAGATGTACAGTTATGCAAAACCGGGGAAATTGTCGTTTACCACGACGTGTATACACCCGAAGGGTTCGTAAACGAACTCACGTTTGATGAATTAAAAAACGTGGGTATATGTTCATTACAGGAAATATACGATACTCTCCCGAGAATACGTGATGTAGTACTCATAGTCGATATTAAGGGTAACGATCCACTCATCGCGTTCACGTTACAGCGATTTTACCAAGACGAGGATACCAGTAAAGTTTACTTTTCCAGTTTTAACCGTAAACTCGTGAGACTATTACCCTCAAATTTTAACATAGGTACGACCCTCGAGACGACTTTTGTTCCACACGAATTCGAAATGGTGACCAAGGGTGTTCGATGTGTGGTACTTCACTGGACATCACTCGACCACGAGTTTATAGCGTATTGCAAAGCACGTGATATCCAGGTCTTTACGTATACTCATAAAGAACCGCAGGAACATGAATATATGTTACGGTACGATGTAGATGCAATAATCACCAATGGATAAAGATCTTCGCTAATTGTAGATGAGTGATACGAATCACCACGTCCTCACAGGAAAGGTGGATATCACCAGTAATTTACTAGTGGGGTCTTCACATCTGTTCGTTGATACTGATAATAATCGTGTAGGTTTAGTTACCACAGATCCCGATGCGGGTTTACACGTAAACAGTAACGCCTACGTGAATACAGATCTTCGCGTAGGAAGTGGTGTCGTCATCAACGATAGTACAAACCCGGGTCGCATCACAGCGACGGAATTTGTGGGTGACGGATCGGGGTTACAGAATACACCACCCGGACCCGCGGGAGCCGCTGCGACGATAGACGTTGGAACGACGACAACCGGAGCCGCGGGGTCGTCCGCATCTGTGACAAATTCGGGTACAACCTCGGCGGCTGTTTTTGATTTTACCATTCCAAGAGGTGACCAGGGTATTCAGGGTATTCAGGGTATTCAGGGAATACAGGGAAATCAGGGTATCCAAGGACCGTCGGGTACGGTCACCGTCGGTACGGTGACCACAGTCACGAATTCGAGTGGTGCGAGTGTTACCAATTCTGGGACATCTGAAAACGCGGTACTCAATTTCAATATACCTGTAGGTGCGGATTCTACCGTCCCCGGACCGGTTGGTCCTATTGGTCCTATTGGTCCTATTGGTCCTGCAGGAGCCGACGGAACCAATTATTTCACGTTAAGTGGATCGAATATTTATAGGTCTACGGGGAACGTTGGGATCGGGGTGACTGATCCACGAGATAGGTTCCATACGGATATAATAAGAATAGGAGATTGGAATGGGGGTGGAAATGGATTTAGATTTTCGATGGACACGAACGCCTCTTTACGAATACAGTACATGAATGGTTCTACGGTTCACAGTAATATAATGAGTTTAAAATATGATACTGGAAATGTCGGTATCGGGGTGACGTCAGCCGATAGTAAATTGGAAGTTCGTGGAGACATACAAGCCTCATATTCAGACACGAATCACGGTCTTCTTTTAGAATCTGAGGGGACGCTTCGCCGCAATTATGGTGGATATGGTGCAGGGTTTCATTTTACTAACGCCGCAATTTGGCCTACAGATTACCTGGGTAATTATAGCGCCGGTGGAATTGATTTTGGCAATTCCAGTTACAGATGGAATAACGTGTATACGGAGCGGGTGGACGCTACCAGTACTATTACTCTCGGTACATCGGCAAGTATTCGCCAGCCTTCGAGTACATGGACAGGTAATCCAGGTACCTACGGTAAGATTGAATACCACGATAGAAAATGGTATGTGGTAGGGGGATCAGACAGCTATGAGCTTGCTCTATTTCGTAGAGATGGAACCGATAAAGTCTCCATTACGAATGACGGTAATTTTTTACGTAGGAGTTACAGTAACGGTTATTTAATTGGAGGTCAAAATAATATCGGTGGGACCGACGCTAAAACGAACCCCATATATACAATCGGAACAAGTCATATGCCGAGTGACACATCACTCGGAAATATGTACGGTATAGGTTATACTCATGGTAATTTTACAGCCGCTTTACGTAGCAATGAAGGATATGGGTGGGGTTTATATGTCGCGGCAGATGGTGATGCTAGAATCGGTTTAAATGGAGGTACCGGGGCAATTAAGATGATTTGTGAAGAAAACGGTGATAGTTACGCTTGGGAACCCGCAAACGACGGTTGGTTACGATTACAAGGTGCAGCCTCTGGTCAAGGGAATATGTCTCATGGATATACGTCTCTCGCGGTTGGTAATTTCTATGCCGCAGGAGCTTTGCGATTTTCAAGTGACGATCGTGTTAAGCACTTTGAAGAAGAAATACCCAACGCTTTGGAACTCATACAACAACTCAAACCTTACAAATACAAAAAAACGGGCAAAATCTACGATGAAGATTACACCGGTGAAATAGGCGAAGACTGGGAGTGGGAAATAGGTCTTATCGCACAAGATGTTGAAAAAATCCCATATTTAGAACATACTGTGACCAAACCTGAAGATGGCGCAGAGGGGAAGTACAGTTTGAATTACACGCAATTTATAAGTGTTTGCATACAGGGTATTAAGGACCTGAAAAAAGAGCTCCAATCAGAAAAGAAAAAAGCTGCCACGATGGAATTATTAGTGGCATCCCTTCTCTCTCGCGTAGGAGATCTCGAAAAGCGAATCGCTTAAAGATTGCGTTTGTATAAAAAGTACAATGTCCTGCATTGCTGCGCTCAAGCCTATCGTCGCGGTCAACACGCCTTCTAAGATCAAGTCTAAGCCCAAGACGACTTCTTCTCGAGTTCCCCCTCTTAAGAAGATTGAACGTTCCAATGATTTTCTTTCCGTCGCCGAGCGCGTCAACGGTCGCGCGGCTATGATCGGATTTACCGCCGCCGTGATCGATGAAGTCATGACTGGTAATTCCATCAGCACACAGTTTCATGATAACGTTGGACTTTCTGTCGCGGTCGCCGCCCTCGCCTTCCTCGGTACAGCAGCGAACCCCAAGGATGAGGGGTATGTTCAGGGATTTTGGAAGCCCGAGACCGAACTCGTGAACGGTCGACTCGCCATGATCGGTATCGTGTCACTTCTGCTCACGGAGTCTCTTCATCCTCACGTCCCCCTATTCTGATACTTAAAAAAATAAAACCGTAGTATAATATAAAACATGTCCGGTGGAATTGCCCAGCTAGTTGCTATTGGAGCCCAGGATGCGCACATTGTTGGCCGTCCCGAGGTTTCGTTTTTCCGTTCTACCTATAAACGCCATACGAATTTTGCTCAGACCGTCGAGAAGCAGGTTATCCAGGGTAACCCCGTCGCGAATGGTATGTCGACCGTGCGTTTCGAGCGCAAGGGTGACCTTCTCGGTTATGTGTACATCACCAACCGTAACACCCCCGATCCTCGCACTCCGCAGGGTTGGGAGACTGAAATTTCCAAGGTCGAGTTGTTAGTGGGAGGCCAGGTTATTGATACC